TCTCTTTCCGCTCTATTTTCCGTTACTCCCTCCATTTGTTTTATTTTTGTTTGAGAACTTATTTGAAAAATTCAATTTTATTTTTCTACCATTTAGATAAATGGCTTATTACCGCAAGAAACGCATGACCCGAAAACCTACCACTTACAAGAAGAAACGTACTTTCCGTAAGAAGGTCAAGAAGACCGCTACGGTGGATCGTGTAGTGACCAAGAATTTTAGATTCATAGGTGCAACCGCGTTGACGACAAATCAGTCTTGTCTGATAGGCAATTCAAAGAATCTTACAGCGACGAATAGCATAGCTTTCCGACCATCGATGATTCCTGGTACCAAAAACTTCGAAAATGTGTATACACATTATCGTTTCGACTCTATAAAGGTTAGATTTATACCGCAGACGGTAACCATGCAAGTAGATGACATGGACAATGGTACGTCAGCTTCTGGGATTGCAAAAGCAACTCCACGTTTCTACTTAACTCGTATCTACGGAAACGAAATCGCTTCCGACTTTACTTACGAGAATGAGAATTCAGCCTTGATCGACGGAGCGAAATCCGTGCAGATGACAAAAGGCATAGGACACAAATGGGTTCCTAATTCTCTCTCCCTTTCTCAAACTCAACGTAGTGTAGGCCAAGGTATTCCGAATACGGTTGGTTATCAAGTCCAGAAAAAGACATGGCATTCTACGGCTGACATGAACACACTCTTTTACGGTCTGAAGTATTTTATCTCATCGACCACCTCTGATGACGGTGAGTACCTCTACAAGTGCATTGTAGACGCCAAGATTTCTTGGAAAGGTACAAACGATGCAAACTATACTTCTGATTTTGGCAACTCCGCCACTTTGATTACGCCTATCACTAATACAACCTAAACTTTGGTGACTGATTCGTTGTAATTTATAAATCTTGTTAGATTTATAATAAATGAAACCCCCGCGAAGAAACAGCCACATTCAAAATATTCTATTAAAAGTTTACAGGAAAATTCAATTTTTATTTACAGCCTCCGGCTGTTTTGAAGTCGCACCCTCCGACAATTCAAAGCAAACGGGCAGTGCGCGTCGCGCGCTGATCCCGTTCAAGAACGCAATTGACCAGTTCATCAGAATCATCTATAGATTCATCGACTGCATCGCGCAATTTGACTATACTCCACCTATCCTTTGACATCTGACTTTCGTCAGGTGGTTCGTTAGCGAACACGATAACATGGGGCGGGTTGAAGATCAACTGAGCTCCCTCGTATTTACCGGAGAATATAAGTCCGTTCTTGATGCTTTCTATCGCTCCGATATTTATAAATTTCTTGCTCACCCGCGGAACATCGATAATAATTAATTCAATTTCTTTTTCTTCCTCAACCATTTTTGCTAATCCGTGGAACATATCGGTAGATTTGCCACATAGAATGATAGCTTTATGGTGTACGGCTAGATACTTACACAAGGAACTTTTTCCGAAGTTACCTTCGGGTTCCCAGAACCAATGAATTCCTCGCTCGCTTGGTTCGTCTTTAATTATGTCCATCACTTGTAGTTGCCAACCGTAAGGTTCGCAGACTTTGATTCTTTTGGGGATCTTGACATTCATGGTATAGATCTTATCCCCAACTTTCGTATTCATTTTGGTACAGTACGCAATAGACGCTTTAACTGATCGCGTAGGTTCCCAATGTGCTTTTGAATCGAGCAATTCTTTGATCTCCGTCAATCGCTTGCGATGCAACAATTTCAAAACTCCTTGCAAGTGTGGTACACCGTTTTCAGACCCGATTTCAGGTTGGAAACAATACCATTCACAGAAAGTCTTAAAAGTGCGCTCTAAGCGCTCAATATCGGAAGAATCATAGTTGTTAAGGGTAAAACACCAATAAAGTTTTTGAATTGGCTGTTTCTTCGCGGGGGTTTCAGTATTACCCCCCGTGCTCTTAACATCTCTTTCCGCTCTATTTTCCGTTACTCCCTCCATTTGTTTTATTTTTGTTTGAGAACTTATTTGAAAAATTCAATTTTATTTTTCTACCATTTAGATAAATGGCTTATTACCGCAAGAAA